AAAGATATGAAAATAATCATACTTGATGAGTTTGATTATATGACACCAAATGCACAAGCACTTTTAAGAAACTTGATGGAAACATTCTCGAAACATTGTAGATTTATTCTAACTTGTAACTATGTTGAAAAAGTAATTTCGCCAATTAGAAGTAGAACCCAAGAATTTCAGATTGTACCACCATCTAAAAAAGAAGTTGCAGTACAAATCTCACAGATTTTAGGTGGAGAAGCAATAACATTTCAACCAAAAGACCTTGTACCTATCATTGATAGTTCATATCCTGATATTAGAAAGATTATTAACACTTGTCAGTTAAATTCATCTAAAGGACAATTAAAACTTGACACAACCTCTGTAATCGATTCTGATTTAAAATCAAAAATAGTTGAAATTCTTAAAGGAAATGATTCAAAACCAAATAAGTGGAAGAATATAAGACAAGCAGTTGCTGATTCTCGTACACAAGATTTCACAGAACTTTATACATTCCTATATGAAAAAGTAGGTGAGTATGGTGGTTCAAATACCTCAAACATAATCTTAATATTATCAGAATCACAACACAAAGATGCATTAGTAGTAGATAAAGAAATTACTTTTATGTCTTGTATAATTCAAATAGTAGGAATAATTTAAAAACAAAAAATGAAAAAACAATTTATAATATTTTTATCAATTTTAGTAACTTTAGTATCATGTGATAAAGGAGATGATGCTTTTATAACACCAGAACCAGTAGTAAAACTTTTATTTGTTGCAAATGAAGGAAACTTCGGTGAATCAAACGGTTCAATATCAGTAATAAATGATGAAGGAGTGGTTAACACAATCGAAAATGTAGGAGATGTAGTGCAATCATTATTAGTTCACAATGATAAATTATTTGTAATAGTAAATAACTCTCATACAATAAAAGTATTTAATATATTTGAAGATGGTTTTTTAGAATTAGATTCTGAAATATCAACAAACGAATCATCTCCAAGAGAAATGATTATACTTGAAAATAAACTTTACTTTACTAATTGGAATACAAGTGATGTTAAAATTTTAAACTTATCAACATATACTATTGAATCATCTATAACTTTAGATGGTTTACCAGAATCTATTGTAGAAAACAATGGAGATATCTATGTTGGTATTATGATGAACGCTGATTATAGTGATGCATCAACAGTAGTAAAAATAAATCCAAGTACCAATTATGTAACTTCTACATATGAAGTTGGTGATGGACCAACATCTCTATTAGTAAGTGATGATAAAATTTATGTTGCTAGAACTTTTTATGATTCTAGTTGGAATGCATTTCATGGTACAAGTTTAATAGATTTAAATTTAGATGATTCTGTAAGTATAGTAAACTATGGTGCAGGAACAGTATGCGGTGGTTCAGTTCATTCCTTTAAAGGAAACCCATATAGAAGTTTTGAAGGTGGAGTTGCCTCATTAAAAGCAGATTTAACTATAAATGAAAGTACTTTAATAGGAAACTATGAAGCACAGAACGTTTATTCAGTAGAAACCATTGGAGATAAAGTTTATGTTGGAACTTACGATGGGTATGTAAAAATTCTATCTGAAGATAATATAGAAATTTCAAGTTACCAAGTAGGAAGTTTTCCTGGTGATTTTGAAGTATGGAAAAAATAGTAAAATTATTTGTTTAATTAACAATTTTTTCTTATATTTACCATATAAAGTATAAACTATGAAGTACGACCCACATAACCCACTTACTGAAGAAGAATTAGATATATTAGGTAAAGAGAATTTTGATTCTTTTCTTGAATACCTTGATGAGATGGCAGAACATAAAAAAAGAAAGAAAAATCCACGAGTAAAGGAAATGAAAGAAAAAAAACGAGAAGTATTAAGAAAAACAGGTATAACAAAAATAAAAACAAATCGTGACCAGTGGTTCGATTAAATAAATAAATTATGGCAAAGATAGTAGGAATGAATGGTGGAAATCAACCACCAAAACAACCAAAAATAGATTTAACACAAGCCAAAGAAATGGTTTGTACAAACGATGAATGTGATGGAACTGTATTTATTCCAGGAACCAAATTCTTAAAGTTATCGAGAATAGCAACAGGTCAACCTAATGATGCAATAATTCCAGTAGAATTGTATTTATGTGGGGATTGTGGTGAAATCAACGAAGAATTATTACCAAAAGAATTAAAAAACCATGGCAACTAAAACATTATTTGACCACATAACAAATGTAACTTCAGTTCAAAATCCAAAATATTGGGATAGTTTGGAAGAAGCAGATAAAAAAACATGGAGTAATTATATGGTTCATCGTTTCTTATCTATGAATCCTAATTGGATAGAGATACTTTCAGAGATACAACCATATACACAATCACTTGAACCCAACCAACTATATCTTGCACTCATTGGTATTTTACCAAAAGGTAGATATTATATGAAATATATTAAAGGTAAAAAAACAAATAAATATGAAAGTTGGTTAGTTGATTTAATAAAACAAGATTTTAATTCATCAATTAGAGAGGCAGAAGATTATTGTGAAATTCTTTATTCAACAAAAGAAGGTAGAGAAAACATCAAATATTTATGCGAGAAGTATGGAATTGATAAAAAACAAATCACAAAATTAAAACTGAAAGTATGAGTTTAACTTATTGTAAGTTACCCTTTTTACATTTATACTCACAAGCAGATGGAGAATTAAAACCTTGTTGTATAGCAGGAGGATTTGATGACCCGGTCAATCTTAAAAAAATGAGTATAGAATCTGCTTTTAACTCACCTCAAATGAAAGAGTTAAGAAAGGATATGTTAGAGGATAAAAGAAATAAGGCATGTGATATTTGTTATAAACGAGAAGATAGTACAGGACATTCCCCAAGAATAGATTTTAACAATAACCCACTTTGGACACATCCAGAAGTATCAGATGATTATTCAGTTTCTTCTGATTTTCAACACATTGATATTAGATTTTCAAATTTATGCAACTTTAAATGTAGAATGTGTAATCATGATTTTTCATCTAATTGGTATGATGATTTTAAAAAATTAAAACCAAAAGATGGTATTGAAAAAAAATCAAGAGTACTAAAAGTTACTGAAACTATTGTTGAAGATTTAATACCTCATTTAAATAAGATTAAAAGTTTCTATTTTGCTGGTGGAGAACCATTAATAATGCCAGAACATTATAAGATTTTAAGACATCTATACGATACAATGAAACCTTATCAGATGTTAATTAATGGGGAACAAAAGAAAGTAAGAAATTTATCAATACATTACAATACTAATTTATCAGTAATAAAATACGATGAACAAAGTTTAATTGATTTATGGAGAGGGTTTAGTAGAGTTTATTTATCTATATCTTGTGATGGTGTTAATGAGGTAGGAGAATATCAGAGAACAGGTTTTAATACTAAAAGATTTGAAGATAATTTAGAAATAATAAAAAAGTATGCAGAACCAAAAGCTGTTTACGAAGGTGGAGTAGGATTAATGTATGGGTTTCAATATACAACTACTATAATGAATGTATATCATATATTTGATTTTATAGATTATATGTTAGAAAAAAACCATATAACTTCACCAGAACAAATTGATTTCTATTATGCATGGTCTCCACTTGAATTTTCACTATCTCAGATTTCTGATAAGGAAAAAGAAAAAATAACAACTTTTATAAATAAAAATAAAGAAAAATATACTCAAAAAACCCAAAATGAACTAAATGGAATTATAGAATTTATGAGTTCAAATATGGTAGTAAATGATGCAGAAGTATCTGCATTAATGAGATATGATTATATAAAAGGAATTGAAGAATTACAAGGTGGTAATTTTGAAAATATATCACCAGTAAAAATAACCTCTTAAATATTTGGATATGTCAAATATTTTTCGTATATTTACATAGTAAATAAAACATAAAAGCAATGGCAAGAGTAAGTTATTCTCAGTATGGTATGTATAGTTCGTGCCAACAACAATACAAATTAAA